TTATCACACAGGTGAAATGGCTCCAGAAACTCATAATGGAATTACAACTTATGCAAGTCATATGGCAAATCACACACATATGATTGTAGATGGTATGGTGCAAATGGCTGAGGGTCATAACCACGACATATCAATGGGTGGTATGATAGTACTAGAAACGGAGGATAATATGTCACCAAACACAACCGAAAGACCATTAAGTCCAAGCGAGGAAATGGTTGCTAACGGAAAATCAATGGAGGAAACAGTTTCAGAAGAAGAAAAAGAAACTGAACAAGCAGAGGAATTAACTGTTGAAGCTAGTCCAGATGCTAAAATACCATTTTTAAACTTATTACACAGCTCTCCAGATAAGATGAAAAACGGAGAGGTAGTTGATATTAATAATAAAAACTACAGAATCATCAAAACCGCAACTGACGAAAGTCCAACTTATAAATTTTTACAGGTTGACTCAAAAGGTAATAGTTGCGATAATACACTTGAAATCAAACTTTCAAATTTAACAAAAAACAGTCGTGAAGAAAAGAAATCAGACAGTCTGACTTTGGAAATTCGCGAATTAGAAACTAAAAAGGAGAAGGCTCAAATGGCAGAACAAGTCGTTGACAAACCTATCGACCTTACTCAAGCTGGTGCTGAGAAGGTTAAGGCTGAAGAAGTATCTACAGTGACTAAACAAGTTACTCAAGAAATTCCTACAGTAAAATCTGAAGTGTCTGAGCCACAAGTTGCTAAGCTAGTTGAAAAAACTGGTTCAGCAATCATGACAGAGTCAGACGCTCAAGAAACAGAAAAAGCAATCGAAGTTAAGAAGGCAGCTGAAGAAGTTGAAACTTTAAAACAAGAGATGCAAAAGTATAAAGAACAAATTGCTTCTTTATCAAACTCAAAAATGAAGTATCAGGAGTCTCAAAGAACTTCACCAAAGTTCTCTGAAAAGCAAATGGCTAATGCTTATCTTTTAGCAAAAGCGCTTAACAGAAAAGACCCATTCGATACAAAAATCGGAATGACAATGAAGAACGTCACAACTGTAGACCAATTCTTGTCAAACTTTTCAAGCAATATATACACTGAAATGGAACAGCAATTAATTATTGCCCCTATGTTCAATAGAATGGCAGTAGATGCTAGAAATTTCAGAGTGCCAGTTGCCGATGAAGATACTGATGGTGATGTAGCACAGTTTGCTAGTGGAACGTTCTCCGCTGGTATTAGTGATACTACTAGAGTACCAACGTCACAACAAAACACAATTAAGGCTGTAACATTTACACCACACAAATTTATGGCTACAACTCATCTAGCAAAAGATGAAGAAGAAGATACAATTCTTCCTTTACTTGACTTCTTAAGAGCAGCAGCTACAAGAAGAATGGCTAGAGCGATTGATAAATCAATCTTAAGAGGTAGAGGCAACCTAACAGGTTTCACAGCAGCTCCAACTAATGCAATTGCTGTTGGAAGTGGTTATGCTTGTGTATTCAAAGGTATTACTAAACTTTTGGATGATGCAGGTCTTGAAACTGATACTGGTGCTGCGGCAACTAAAGCTGCGCCAGCACAAATCGCCTCTGCAAGAGAAACTATGGGCAAATACGGCCTACAACTTGGAGAACAGCTTGTTTATTTAACAACTATTGAGGGTTACAACGCATTAGTAACAAACTCAGATTTCCAAACTGTAGATAAATTTGGTCCTAACGCTACTTACCTAACTGGTTCTGTAGGCGCAATCTACGGTATTCCAATTATGATTACCGAGTTCTTAGATAACGCTGTTACAGGTGAATCAAACAATCACATCGGTGCTCTTGTTTATAAGCCAGGTTACATGATTGCTGAAAGAAGAGCAATGGAAGTAGAGAGTGAGTACGAGCCAAGACAACAAGTAACTGCACTTTACATGAGTACACGTTTTGATTTCAAAGCGTTAACAACTGTAGCTGATGCAGCTCTTAACACGTCTAACTATGCATATGGTTGCTTAGTACGTTCTGGTTAATATCTACTCTTATTAACTTATCTTAAAAGGAGGAGGCGGGTAACTGTCGTCCTCCTTTTTTATTTGGGGGTTCAATGGAACGGTTTGAAGAAAACTATGGAAGATATACCTATATAAATCTTCCACAAATTAAAGACTATCTAGGTATTAATAGTAATACAAAGGATGCATCGTTATCCAATGTAATTAACTATGCTACGGCTGCTATTGAGCATTATATTGGTCAAGAAGTGATTGCGAATAATTATAGCGAAATATTTGATGGTGGTCAGAGCAGTGTATTTGTAAATCGTTTACCTCTAAATAATGTACATGCTGTTGCTGAATATGATGGCAATAGTTATGAAATATTACAAGGTCCAAATTCTGATGGCACAATGGTTGACACAGAAAGCAAAGATTCAAAAAATATTGTTAATGTTGACTCCGTAACACTTAGAAAACGTATCAAAAAGTTCGGTCCTACTAGTGCCCAGTTTAGTGGCTCTAATTATCTTGCAATTCCTGATGACGATGACTTTTATTTTGATACAGAAAACTTCACAGTGGATGTTCAAGCAAGATTAGCAAAACTAAACACCAATCAAATTTTAGCCACACATTTTCAAGACACAAATAACAAATGGGAGTTTAAGTTTAACTCCGCAGAAGGATTACAGTTTCGTGTTGTTGAAGGTGGGACAGAAACAATCAACGTTGCACATGCAGCTACAACTGGATATGTTGCTAATACTTTCCAACATTTTGCAGTAGTAAGAAATGATACAGAATTAAAGTTATACAGAAACGGAACAAATGTTGGTGCTACGGTTACTATAGCAAAAACAGTTGATGTACCAGATTTAACTGGTAATGTAGAAATAGGTAGAAGTGGCACAAACACAGAAAAATTTACAGGTTTTATGGATGAGTTTAGAATTAGTCGCAGTGCTCAATACACAGCTAACTTTGATGCCCCACAATTTCAACACTCAACAGATGATGACACAGTTTTATTAATTCACTTTGATGGAAGTGAAGCAGGCACCGCTATGGAAGATGATTGTTCCACAGAAAATGGTTTTAGTTTCACAAGAGATACAGGTGAAATAACACGTGATGTAGGTAACTTACAATCACAGGGAACATACCCAACAGTAAGAAGAAATTATCCATCACTAGATTTACAACAACCTCCTAAATTTATGCCGTTTCCAAACGCAGTAAAGGTAACGTATAACGCTGGATATAAAAGCACAGAAGTGCCTTATGATTTACAACTTGCAACTCTTGATTATATAAAACTATTGTATAAACAAGACCAAGATAAACGAGGTTTTAGTTTTGAAGGAGAGAGACAAGAAAAATATCCTCTTTCAAGCAATATTCCACCACACATAAGAAGAATCCTAGACTTATACCGTATCATTAGATAATGGCTCGTTTATTAGAAACCCTTTTCAACGGAAAACCTTTAGCACAACAAGTTGAAAAGATTAGAAAAGCCAGCCTTGATAAGAAAAAACGTCAAGACATCCGTAACGTTTTAATAAGACAGGTCTCTGACTTTTTTGAAACACAAGGTCCGTTTAAACCAGCAAAAGATGCAACTGGGTACACAACTCGTTTTGCTAACCCAGAGGCAGCTCCAGACGCCTTACTTAACCTTGAAAAACTTAAAGACTTTGTTGATGAAAAATCTTTTCAAACATTATCAAGCCAACTTCAAACTGATGATACAGGCGATGCTTTTGTAGAGTTTAAAAGTAAAGCTGGAACGATTAATGCAGGTTCTTCTAAAAAGAAAACAGCTACTACCTTAACAGGTGTTACTTTTAATATAAACCCCGAAAATATTGCAAACTTAGGGGGCAAAGAATCATTTTTTACACAACAACAAGATACTGAAGGAAAAAATTTAAAACAAGATATTAAGGACAATCTAAAAATAAGTTCTCCTGACTTTAAGAAATTCTTTTTTTCTACTGCAGGAAAAGCTTACCGAGATAGAGTAATCACACAAATTAATCAAAAGGTTGCTAACTTTGGAGTTTTTAATTTTGTTGACGCTCAAAAAGGAAAACCACCAACGTTTAGTATTTTTCCTGGTGTTGCAAGAGCCCTAAATATAAATAACCCATCAAACTTTGAAAAATTTATAGAAATTGATAAAAGAACTGATAAACCAACATTAAATTCTGATGGTACGGTGTCGTTTCCTGTTAACTTTAGGTTAAGACCTGTAGCTGAAAAGTTTTTAGAGAAATATGCTGTGGATGTTACACAAAAGTTTTTTGATAAACTAGGTAAAGACGTTGGTGTAAGGTTTGTTAGATTTTTAGATAAAAAGTTAAAAAAGAACAAAGACAATATAGACTATATCCGTGAGATTATAACAATAGCTAGAGAACTAAGTCCTGAACTAAAAGATACTCCCCTTGACGTTAAAACATCTATTTTAAAAGCAAGAATGGGTAGTCTACAACTTAGTCCAAAGTTCAAAGTGCCTAAAGCTGATGACATCAAAACAAAACCGTTTCAAAATCTTATATCCAGAGTACAACTTCAAGAATTAGCGAGAAAAGTATTTACTCAGAAGATGCCACGAGGTCCTAGAAGAGGCCCACCTTTATCTCAAGATGTGCTTACATTTAGAAGTGGTCGCTTTGCAAGAAGTTTTCAAGTGCTTCAACTAAACTTAAAAAAACGTATGATTGCATATACATACGACCCTGTGTACAGAGTTCACGAGTCATCTAACCGAGACCCTAGAGATTTACTTGGTGACTCCATAAGAGATGTTGTTCTTCAAATTTTTGGTACACAGTTTAATGTGGTAAGAAAATAATGGCAGTTTCAAGAAGAAAACAGATAGCAGAACTTGTAGTGGCTCAGTTAAAATTAATAAACGGAGATGAATCTACTTTTGATGCTAGTTATACATATAACACAAATTTATTTAATAATGTATTTCGAGGATTGAAGTTTCTCGATGAGGTAAACGACTTCCCAGCGGTTTACGTTGCTGCAGGTACGGAAACTCGAACTTTTAACAGTAATAATTTGACTACGGCGTCACTAGATATTACACTAAGATTATATGTTTATGGGCAAGATAATTCACAACAACTTGCGGATGAAACTGTCCAAGATGTAGAACATGTAATTTATCACATTGGAGATAATCCAGATAAAGGTTTACTAG